AAATATTAAATAACCGAACTATCAAGTGATAGTATATAATAACCAACGTTTAACTTAAAACCAAATACAATGACGTTTTTATATACCCGCACCAATACGTGGAATAGTGCACCACAACCAACAGAAGAAACCATTAAGTACTGGAAACATATCTCACAGAAGAAAAACTGGAGGATAGTACAACTACCTAATGGATTTTTACAAACCGAATATAAAGACATGAACTCAAATGAATGGGTTGATGTAACCAGAAGAGAAACAATAGCTGGAGCAGAGCAAGCAATAGATAGTTCTATTGAGCACTACACTAAAAAGCTAGAGTTTACCAAAGGACCGAAAGTAGTTAAAACCTTCGAGTAATATTCAAAACAAATCAAATTAAATAAAATTAAATGCAAGAAATAAAGTTAGTTAAAAATCTGGCTTTTGGCGATACAGCTAGAAGTCAGATATTAACTGGTGTAGAAAAACTAACTAACGCTGTTAGTTCTACACTTGGAGCCAGTGGCAAATGTGTAATAATAGAAGATAGTAATGGTGATCCACAGATAACAAAAGATGGAGTAACTGTTGCTAATTCAATAACACTAAGAGATCCACTAGAAAACATTGGAGCTACGCTAATAAAGCAAGCAGCTCAAAGAACTGTAAAAGAAGCAGGTGATGGTACAACTACAGCTACTATATTAGCACATGCTATATTACAACACGCTAATGAACATTCGTTACTTGACGATGTTAGATCAATGAAAGACGGTATTAATTCTGGAGTTGATAATGTAGTTAAGTATATAAGTAAAAAAAGTAAAAAGATAAAAGGATCTAAAATAAATCAAGTAGCTACTATATCAGCTAATAATGATAAAACTTTAGGTAAACTTATTGGTGATGCTTTTAAAATGGTTGATGAGACTGGTGTTGTAATGATGGAGATAAGTGATGATACAACTACAAAAGTTGAAATGATTGATGGTGTTCAGTATGAGCAAGGAATATTAAGTCACCATTTTATAAACAATAAAGATAAAGGTACAGCAGATCTAGACAAACCACTAGTATTAATTGTAGAGTCTCATATTGATAATATAAGAAAAATACAACCAGTATTAGAATACGTTATAAAAAATAACGAAAGCTTATTAATTATAGCCGATATGGACGTTCAAGTTATGAATGCTTTAGCAATGAACAAGGTTAAAGGCAACATAAAAATAAACGTTATAAATGCTCCAACATATGGTCTAAACAAAAAAGATACATTAATAGATTTATGTTCTTTAACAAATGCCACATTGATTAATGAAGACTTAGGAGATGACATGGATATAATACAACCTGAGCATTTAGGTTCTTGCTTAAAATCTATAACTTCTTCACACGATACTATATTAAAAGTAGATCTATCAAACAATTCTGAAGTAAATGATTTAGTGTCAAATATAGAAAAGCAATTAAAAGAAACTAGTAACAATAATACTATAGTTAAACTAGAAAAAAGATTATCAAGATTAAAAGCTAAAGTAGCTACGGTTAAAGTTGGAGGTAACTCTAGTATAGAACTTAAAGAAAAGAAAGATAGAGTTGAAGATGCTATTTGTGCTACAAAAGCCGCAATTAAAGAAGGTATAGTACCAGGTGGTGGTATAGCTTTATTAAATGCTAGTTTTAATTTAAAACCAACTTGCATAGGTGAAGAGGTTTTATATCAAGCTATAAGAAGACCTTACGAGTTGATATTAAATAATGCTGGTATTGAAAAACTTGAAAAGCTTGAAGAGGGTAAAGGATTAGACGTGGTTACAGGAGATACGGTAGATATGGTAAAAGCCGGAATTATAGATCCTTTATTAGTTACTAAAACTGCTCTTATTAATGCGGCTTCAGTAGCTACAACTATATTATCAACTGATTGTGTAATTAATAATATAAGACATGAAGGCGATAGGTAAGTATATAGTTATAGATCCTATAGAAGAATCTAATATTAAAACAGAAGGTGGATTAATACTTTCTGAAAAACAAAGAGAAGATATAAGGTATCGGCAGGCTACAGTTGTAGCTGTTGGTACCGATGTTGAAGCAATAGTAACAGACGACGCTATTTACTATGATAGGTCGTCTGGCTTCAACATAGAACTAAACAATAAACAATACAAGATCATAAAAGAATTCGATGTTGTAGTAATACTATAAAAAATGAGTTTAAAGTCAGGAAGAAAAGGTAAATACACAGGTGGTTCTTTTGCTAGCAGGTTTAAAGACAGCTTAGCTATGAAGTCACCATTAAACGTGGTTGTAGCAGGGCAAAATGAGCAAATACTAAGTGATGCTGCTAAAGCTAAAAAAGAAATGGACGAAAAAGCTACACCTAAAGATGAGATTTCTTCAGAACCTGACTACTCAAAAGAAGAGGTTGGAGCTTTCTTCCAAAGAAAAAAACTTGCGGAAGAAAAAGCAGCGGCTGAAAAAGCTGCTGAAGCCGCAGCTGCAGCTGAAGGAGAAGGAGAAGGAGATGAAGAATTAGCAGATGTAACTAAAGGAGAGCAAATAGGATTTGATGATGACTATGGTGATGCAGATACTAAAAAAGATATAAGAGCAGAATCTAAAGAAAATAAAAAACAAATTAGAAGCCAGAAAAAAGATTCTAAAGCAGCAGCTAAAGCAGACAAGAAAGATGCCAAAGAAGCAGCTAAACAATTAAAAGGTAAAGATAAAAGACTAGCTAAAAAAGCAGCTAGACAAGAATTTAAATCTGATAAAAAAGCTATTAGACAACAAAAGAAATCTGCTAAAAAAGCAAATAGAAAAGCTAAGAAAAGAGCAAAAAAAGCAAGGAGAGGTAAATAAATGAGAAGGTTAACTTCTAAAGATTTAAAAGAATTAAATTTACTCAAACATTATAGAATAATTAGAAAATGGGCTTGTAAAACAAGTAACTTAAACGATGCTGATTTAGAGCTATTAGTTTACTTAGATGCAATAGAACATTTTACAAAAGATGATTATAAAAAAGGTACGTACTCATACAGTTGGGATAACAGACGCTGGAACAGATTATTGAAACAAGGGTGGATTAACGTGTGGAGAGAAAGAAATCGCACAACTCAAAAATATCATATATATAAAGTTTCGTATAAGTGTAAGCAACTAATAAGTCGTATGTACCGTATAATGTTAGGTGAAGAAGATATGCCTACTAAAAAACTAGAAAGCAATAATAAATATTCATGGAAGGTTACGGCAAAAGCTATATCCTTTGCTAATAAAGACAAAATATAAGACAATGGCTAAAAAATTTAAAGAAACATATCCAGACGAAATTCCTTCAATTAGCAGTATTCAATTAAAAACTGCAGATGGAATAAACACAATAAACTCAATTACTAAAGAAAACAATAACGAAAATAGTATTGAAAAAACACAACAAGAACTTATGAATGAAAAAGGATTTAAAATGGTAGGTAAAAAAGGACATGCGTTCCCAATGCTCCAACCTGACCCAGTTGAAGAACAAAAAAAGAAAATGATGGAACAGCAAGGCATAGTAAAGCCAGAAAACAGAGCTGGTAGTGCTCAAGATAAAAATGTATTAGTAAATGATCCTAATAATCCTCAGCCAGCTAATAAAGTTTCTGCAAACGTTAATGGTAGAGAGCAAATGTTTAATAACATGGCTAGTAATCCTGGTCAACCTTATCCTGACGCTTCGACAACTCCACCAGCCCCTATATTTCCTAACCAACAAGGTAGTTTTGCTGCTTATGCTAATCCAAATAGAGTTAGGGAAGATCTAAGTGGTGTAGACGTAGATACTGAAGGCGGTTTAAAAGGTATGATGTCCAAGTTTAAAGAGAAAAGAAAAGAAAAGAAAATAGAAAAAGAAACAAAAGTAGGTGAACCTGTATCGCCAAAACCGCCAAAGTTAAAAAAGCCGTTATTTAAAGAGCCAAAAGTAAGTGAAAACCCTCCACAAGGAAATCCAATGTATGATGGACCTGGTAGTCAAGAGACGCCTAAGCTTGGTAGAATGTCTATGAATATGTATGATGGGTTAAACTTAACAGCAAGCCAAGAAAAAAATCTAAATGAACCATTAAAAGCCGCTATTGAAGCAAAAGAAGCAGAAGGTACTGCTATGCATCATGGTAAAGCTCTTGGTATGCATGAACAACATACTCAAATAAGCAAAGCAAATGTTAATTCAGCTATGAGAGATGATGCGGCTCACGCTAGTTATTTAAAAAGAGATATTAACTACGACAATAAGCATGGTGGTAGCAAAAAGCAAATGACAGCTGATGAAAAACATATTTCTAAGTTAGCTGGTGATATAAAATACGACGTAAAGAAAAAGAGAAAATACGACAACGTGTAAAAGTTAAAAAATAATACGTGATTATATATAGTACACGGATATTGTAAACAATTAAAAACAAAATTATGCCAAGTTACGGACAAAAACAAAAGCCAGCAGGTAAAAAGCTTAAATGCGGAAAGCCTATAGTAGGTACTAGAGTTATGAAATCAAACAACTCTACAATTACACCTACACTTAAAAAAATTGATAATGTGCCTTACAAAGGTAATCCAGTTTTATTAGCACAAAGATGAATTCATTAGATGATTTAAAGCTGTATTGTTTAAATATAACATCAGCTACGGTTGTTAGTCTAGGTTGGCTAGAACCTGTATTATCTATACTACTGTTATTAACAACATTGGGTTATACTGCACACAAGTGGTATTTATTAAAAAATAAAAAATGAGCGTACTAGGTAAACACATGCATAATGCTCCTGCGTTTTTTGGAGGATCACCAGAAAAAAAAGCTCAAAGAAAAACTGAAAAATTAAGAAAGAAAAGAGCTAAAAATATAGAAATAGAAAACATGAATCTTTTTAACAAAAAGAAATCAAAAAAAATAAAAAAAGATTTTAAATATCAAGTATGAGAAGTATAAACGAGATTATTATACATTGCTCCGCTACTAGAAAAGGTCAAAATGTACCAGTAGAAACTATAAAAGACTGGCACGTTAATTCTAGAGGTTGGAGCGACATTGGCTATCATTTCTACATAGAGTTAGATGGAACTATTAAAAAAGGTAGAGATATAGATCGTATCGGAGCTCATTGCAAATCACACAATAGAAATAGCATAGGGGTATGTTATTGTGGAGGCGTTGAGGCAGATGGTAAGACTCCGAAAGATACTAGAACACCAGAACAAAAAGAAAGTTTGTTACATGTCCTTAAAACACTAATGGCGATGTTTCCGCTTGCTACTATTTATTCACATAACGAGTTTGCTAATAAAGCATGCCCGTCGTTTGATGCTACTGAGGAATATGAAAATATCTGAAAATACCGAGTTTAAAATTGATATAAAAACTGTAATTGGAATAATAATGTTTACTACTACAATAGTAGGTATGTATTATACTTTACAAGAAGACATAGCAGAAGCTAAAACTTTACCACCAGTAGAAGTCACTCGATTAGAGTATGAATTAAAAGAAGAGTGGAACGAGAAAATGATCATGCAATTGAAAGATCAAGTAGAAATGCTAGAGCAAACTCAAGACATATTAAAAGAAGAAGTTAGCATAACTGCTAGTATGATTAAAGATGGTACAGAAGCTGATGGTAAATTAGAAGAGCTTAATAGACAGCTAGAAGAGTTACAAAATAAAAAGCCTAATACTAGAGTTATAGTGAAAGAAGTTAAGGTAGATAAAAAAGGTAGAAAAATATAAATTATGGGATTTGCAAGCGACGCACAAAGAAAAGCAGTATGGGCTAGCAAGAACGAAAAAGGTTTAGCTATGTCAGATAAAGTTGATAAAAAAGCAATGGCTTGTAACAAACCTAGAAGAACACCAACTCATAGAACTAAATCACACATAGTAAAAGCTTGTGAAGGTGGTAAAGAAAAGATTATTAGATTTGGCCAACAAGGAGCGTCAACAGCTGGCAAACCTAAAAAAGGTGAATCATCTAAAATGAAAGCTAAAAGAAAAAGCTTCAAAGATAGACACGGTAAAAATATAGCAAAAGGTAAAATGTCTGCGGCCTATTGGGCGGACAAAGTTAAATGGTAAGATATGGAAACAGTTGGACTTGGAGATGTAGTGGAAAAATTTACTAAAGCTACTGGTATAAAAAAATTAGCTGATAAAATACCTGGAGGCTGTGGTTGTAAAGGTAGAAAAGAATTACTTAACGGAATTAGAGTTCCAAAAATAATATAAAGATATGGGTTTTAAATTAAGACAACCAATAAAAATTGATCCGGTAGCTAGGTACGAGGTTCCTTTCACTCCAGACAACATACCAGATAATAGCGGTTTAGTAGCTAGAGCAAATGATAACGGAAATATGATTGTTAATAAAAATATTCCTAAAAATTCTAAGCTTAGAAAAGTTGCAGAATCTCATGAGGATAATCACTTGAGAGCAATGATGGATGGTAAACTAGCTTATGATAATGATGCTGTTTATCATAACATGGACGGAAAAGGTATGAAAAAAACTTCAAGGTCTGAGTTTGATGAAAGTGATAGAACAACACCGTGGGAAGCGCCAGCTTATAAAGCGGGTGAAAGTATGGCTGAAGTAGATATGAGACCAAAGAAAGATAAACTTAATAGATCTAGTGATGTTAAGTCTGGTAATTTTGCTTTTGCGTTTAGAGAAATGAATAAGCCTCTTAGAAAGCAAGATCAAGAAACAGTATCTATGTCTGAGAACTTTGGTTCAGCTATGGTTAAGAAATTTGGCAAGGGTTTAAATTTTAAAACAAACGAAGGAGGACCCGGAGACAAAAAGAAAGAAACAGATGTAAGTGGAAATGAAACTGCTAATGTTTTAAAAGATAAAGCTCAAAAACTAGCCGACGAAAAATTAAAAAACATGGATTATCAATCGGAAGTTTTACCGGATGGTAGAATTAGATATTTTAAATCAACTTCAGCTGATGCCACTGGAGAAGGAAGTATTCCTGGAAGCGATGACGATGATTCTAAACCAAGTAGTGGGACTGTTGGATATGAAGAAGCTTACAAAAATGCTGATAAAGAAAAGTATCCAACTTTTGAAGAGTTTGAAATAGCTGCTCGTGCGTATAATGAAAAGAAGAAAAAACCAAAACCTACTAAAGTAACAGAGACAGCAACTGCTAGTGATGAGTATTTTGAAGAAGATACTGAGGATAAAGACATAGGAGACAATGAAGAAACTGAAGAAGAAGACGGTGGCGGTGACTCAACCACTTTTACTTACACTACAAGCGAGAAAAAAGGAAAAAACAAGTTGTTTGACGGAAGTGGTAAAAGAAAATTAAAAAGAAAAATTTCAAACTTTAAAGCTACTTGTAAACAAGGTTTTTTAAAAAAAGGTGGTAAATGTAGGAGAAAAACTGAAGGCAAGAGAAGTAAGATTGCTAAATTTAAAAAGAGGAGATAATAATATGTCAAAGAAAACTTTTAAAGAAACTAAAGTAGGGGCTTTCTTAGCTAGTAAAGCACCTAAGGTGTTAGATGCTATTGGAGACATATTGCCTAATCAAGGAACACTAGGTGTAGTAAAAAATCTTATAACAAGTGATAATAAGATTAAGGCAGTTGATAAAGAACAAGCTATGAAGCTTATAGAGCAAGATATAGCTGAAATGAAAGAAGTATCTAGCAGATGGAGATCTGACATGAAGTCAGACTCTTGGTTAAGTAAAAACACTAGACCTTTAGCTTTAATATTTTTAACTGCATCAGCTGTATTTATGATGGCTGTAGATTCTTTTCATTTACAATTTAACGTAGATGAAGCTTGGATAAACTTATTAAAAACATTGCTGGTAACAGTTTACGTAGCATACTTCGGAAGTCGTGGTGCTGAAAAAATAACAAAAATAAATAAATAAACATGAGAGGTTTAGAAGGAAATATGATGGCTCAACCAAGAGTGTTTGGCCACGATGCTGTAGCTTTAACAGCTGGAACAGGAGCAATAGCAAACACAGAAGAAAGAGGCGTTGTAATATACAACGGAAAATCTGCAGCTCAAGATATTACTATTACAACAGAAGCTGGTAATGACGTGATATTTAAAAGCGTGCAGCCAGGAACAGTTGTAGGTGATAAAACACCTATGTTAGCTACTAAATTAAAAGTTGGTACAGATTGCGTAGCAATATATTAAAAACAAAAACAAACAATTAAATTAAATCAAATGTCAAATATAAAAAATAGAGCTCTTGGTAAGGTTACTAAAGAAGAACTAAAAACTATTCAAGAGCAACAGCAAAAGGTAAATAATATTTTAGTAGAAATAGGTTACCAAGAATCAAAGAAGCATTCTTTGTTACATCATTTAGGTGATGCTAACGCTACAATAGATGCAACAAAAAAAGATCTTCAAGAAAAATATGGTCATGTAGATATAGATCTGTCTACTGGTGATTGGAAAAGAAATAAAGATGTCAATAATAAGAAAGATTAGTATTGGTTCTGATTACAAAAATGATGCAATGCATTATTCTTTAGACCAAGAAGTATATGGTGGTCACACAATATCTAATATACTATTTGACGATAAAGATAATTCATATAACATATTTATAAGTAAGTCAAAAGAAATTTTGCCTTGGAAAAAATTCAATAGTAATATGGCTATTTCTGTTGAATACGATTTAAAGTACTAATGAATAGTTTATACCACTTTATTGTTAAACCATTAGATAAAAGATATGAAAACACTAAGTTGATTGGTGATAAAGAGTTAATTATTAATTCTAATATAGAAAGTCATATCTTTGTAAGTAAAAAAGCAGTTGTAGTTTCAACTCCAGCTGCTTACAATACCAAGGTAAAAGTTGGTGATGAAGTTTATATACATCACAATATAATGCGTAGATGGTACGATCAAAAAGGTAGAGAACGTAATAGCTCAACTTTTTTTAAAGACAATTTATACTTTGTGTTACCTGATCAAATTTATATGTACAATTTAAAGTCACATTTAAATTATTGTTTTATAAAGCCTGTAAAAAATAAAAACATATTAGACAACGAAAAAGAACAACCTAATGTTGGTATAGTAAAATATAGTAATAGTTCTTTAGAAGCCTTAGGAATAACACCTGGGACACTTATAACGTTTACACCAAACTCTGAATTTGAGTTTATTATTGAAGATGAACGTTTATATTGTATGAAATCAAATGATATAGCATTAACTCATGAGTACGAAGGAAACGAGAAAGAATATAATCCAAGCTGGGCGAAAGGCAGTTGAAGAGCTAATAAAAGTAGCTAAAGAAAAAATAATTACGCACACTGAGGAAGATGTTTCAGCAGATAGACTTAAAAATGCAGCAGCTACAAAAAAGCTTTGTATAATGGATGCTTTTGAAATACTACAACGTATAGAAGAAGAAGAAGAAAGAATTAATGATAAGCCAAAACAAGTTAAAGAGAAAAGAGTACTTAAGTTTGCGGAAGGGAGAAGCAAGTGAGTTACGAACAAACTCTTTGGAAAGAATTAAAAGATATTGTAAACCCAAAAATACTATCTAAAAACAATAGATTTAAAAAATGGGAATATGGTTATAACGTAGAATACGATTTTATAGTAATAAGCAAAACTGGAAAAATTGGACAAATCATTGAAATACAGAATCTCAGGATTGCTTTACCAGCAGCAAATGAATCGTTTAAACGAAGCGAAAAAAAAGCAGAGCAATATTGGGAAAAACAAGATTACCCAAAAGACTTAAGCAGGATTAAAAGCAGGTTTGACTGGGAAGAGTACCCATTAGACTTTAAAGAAAAGTGGTATGACTATATCGACGAAGAATTCAAAAGGCGAGAAAATGGTTATTGGTTTTACAATAATGGCTTGGCTACTTACATTACTGGTACTCACTACATGTACTTGCAATGGTCAAAAATCGATATTGGAGCACCGGAATATAGAGAGTCAAATAGATTATTCTTTATATTTTGGGAAGCATGTAAAGCAGACCACAGATCATACGGGATTTGTTATCTTAAAAACAGACGATCTGGATTCTCTTTTATGTCGTCGGCGGAACTTGTTAATAAAGCTACAATATCTTCCGATGCTAGGTTTGGAATACTTTCCAAGTCTGGAGCAGATGCCAAGAAAATGTTTACCGATAAAGTTGTACCTATATCAGTTAATTACCCGTTCTTTTTTAAACCCATTCAAGATGGTATGGACAGGCCAAAAACTGAGTTGGCATATCGTGTTCCGGCGTCAAAACTTACTAGAAGAAAACTTGAATCTAACGAGCAGTTACAAGAATTAGATGGTCTTGATACGACTATTGACTGGAAAAACACTGGTGATAACTCTTATGATGGTGAGAAGCTAAAAATACTAGCTCATGATGAAAGTGGTAAATGGGAGAGACCTGATAATATATTAAACAACTGGAGAGTTACAAAAACTACATTAAGGCTAGGATCAAGGATCGTAGGTAAGTGTATGATGGGCTCAACTTCAAATGCTTTAGATAAAGGTGGAGAAAATTTTAAAAAACTATACAGTAATTCAGACGTTACTAAAAGAAATAAAAACGGACAAACAGCTTCTGGACTCTATAGCTTGTTCATACCTATGGAGTGGAACTACGAAGGATTCATGGATACTTATGGATTACCTATCTTCGTTGGAGGATCAAGTCCAATCAAAAGTATCGATGGTTCGACAATTACGACAGGAGTTATTGAACACTGGGAAAACGAAGTAGAAGGTTTAAAGCATGATCAAGATGCTTTAAACGAATATTACAGACAATTCCCAAGAACTGAAAAACACGCTTTCAGAGATGAAACAAAAGATAGTTTATTTAATCTGACTAGAATATATCAACAAATAGATTATAACGAAGAAATGAACCATAAAGTAGGTGTTACTACTGGTAATTTTCAATGGACAAATGGTATAAAAGATACTCAAGTTATTTTTTATCCAAATAAAAAAGGTAGATTTAATATTTCTTGGATACCACCTGTTAATTTACAAAATAGTGTAATAATAAAAAATGGAATTAAATATCCAGCTAATGAACACATTGGAGCTTTCGGATGTGATAGTTATGATATTTCTGGTACTGTTGACGGTAAGGGCTCTAAAGGAGCACTTCATGGATTAACAAAGTTTACAATGGATGAAGCTCCATCTAATATGTTTTTTTTAGAGTATGTAGCTAGACCTGATACAGCTGAAATATTTTTTGAAGATGTATTAATGGCTTGTGTATTTTATGGCATGCCTATACTTGCTGAAAACAATAAGCCTAGATTATTATATTATTTTAAACGTAGAGGCTACAGAGGTTTTTCAATGAATAGACCTGATAAATTATTTAATAAGTTATCTCCAGCAGAAAGAGAAATAGGTGGAATACCAAACACTAGTGAAGATATTAAACAAGCACACGCAGCAGCGATTGAATATTATATTGAAAATCATGTAGGCGCTTTAGAACAAGGATATGGAAATATGTATTTCCAAAGAACACTAGATGATTGGAGCAGGTTCAATATAAATAATAGAACAAAATACGATGCTTCTATTAGTTCTGGTTTAGCAATAATGGCTTGTAATAAAAACAAGTATAGACCTATACCAATTAGAACTAAAAACGAAATTAACTTAGGAATAAGAAGATACAACAACGACGGGTCTATGTCACAAATAATATAATGCATGAAGATAACAAATACTTATAGTTCTTTTCCAGATCAGGTTGTACCTGATGAGGTTAAAAAAAGCCTTGATTATGGAAAGCAAGTTGGTCAAGCTATAGAAGGCGATTGGTTTAGTGGTACTAGATCTGGTGTTGAAAATAGATTTAATAGCAATTATAACAACTTTAGAATGCGTAGATTATACGCTAGAGCAGAACAACCTGTACAAAAATACAAAGATGAAATGGCTATAAATGGTGATTTGTCTTATTTAAACTTAGACTGGAAGCCAGTGCCTATAATACCTAAGTTTGTAGATATAGTTGTTAATGGTATGGATGACAAGCTATATGATATAAAAGCTTATGCTCAAGATCCTGAATCAAGAAAAGTTAGATCTAAATATGCAGAAGACATATTAAGAGATATGCAAGCTAAAAAATTCTTACAGTCTTTACAGCAGGATTTAAGTTTAAATATGTTTAATTCTACAAATCCAGCTGAGTTACCAGAAAACAAAGAAGAACTAGATTTACACATGCAGCTTAGTTATAAACAAGCTTCTGAGATAGCTTGTGAAGAAGCTATAAACAATACTTTAGCTTATA